GGTCCGAATTACGAACAGGAAAGGGCCAGAAAAATAAAAGAGATGAATGAAAGGATCACTCATCTCATCATAGCTGTTTTTGTGAGCTTTATCACAAGTATACTCGTGACACTGTTGATACTGCGGGCAAACGGCATTGACCTCAGCCTGGTGAAATCGAAAGCGGAGCAGGTATCAGTCGAAGAATCCGCTGATCAGGAGAGCTCCGACAGTAGTGGCAGCTGAAGTTAAGAAAGAAACGATTGCAGGCAGCAGGACGCTTGTGAGCAAAACTCCTTGCATGGTTCTTGTCAGTGCAGATGCCATAGAATTCACCTCCTATATGGAGAGTATAACACAAAAGGAGCAGCCATGAACAGACTGGTGTCCCGCTGGAGGCGTGCGCCGATGTATGCCGTCCTGTGCCGGTATGGGATCGGGACTCCGGACGAGTACGGCAGAGGACAGTGGATAAAGAAAGAGGATGTATGGGTCATCGAAGAGTGCATCAGGAATGACCCGGACAGGATTGAAGTTGACGGCCGGATCTTCATCTGGGGAAGCAGCAAGTTCGACCATGTGGAGATCTCAGATTTCAGAACAATGTTTGGAGGTAAATGATGGCAAGGGAACCAACTTATCTACGGGTATCTGACATCGTGGCAGAATACCATAGGTCCAAGCCTACTGTTTACAGTGATCTGAAAGAGATCGAGAAAGAACCGAGGTATAAGGGCTTTTGGATTTATCTGCATGATGGAAGGCCAAAACTTGTAAACAGGAATATCTATGAGGACTATCTCCATCACAAGACATGGCTGGAGGATAGAAACCTGAGAAAGCATTTAAAGCCGTTCGACCCGGCAGAGGTCGCATGGCAGAGGGGAGAAAGAAATGAGGGAGAAAGTAGTCAGATATATAGACGGGTTGGATCGTGAAAAAACTGGTCGCGTTCTTTTCGGAGCCGGAATGATCGGATTCATAGTGTCCGGCTGCTGCCTGGATAGCAAAAACTGGGGAGTGGCGCTTCTGGGCCTGCTGCTGTCGGTGGCCGTGTGCTACATCGGCTATCAGATGACGGATCTGACAGAATCGTTCAAATGGGAGTCCAGGAAGACGATCGAGAGAAAACGAGAAAACCGCGATTTGACATATGAGCGATGGATCAGAAGCACGGATGTCACCACAAAATAAAAGGTCCGATGCAGTGGAGTGCACCAGACCAGTCTTCCTCATGGAGGAAGGATTTTTGAAGACATGGTAATTGTACCAGAAAGGAATCAAAAATGCAAACAGTACAAATCTCTGCGGACGAATACAGCCGTCTTATCAGAAGCGAGGCCACGATGGAATGCCTCGATATCTATCTCAAGTCTGAATATGCAGACATCAAATTCGTTAAATCCCTGGTTAATTATGCAATGAACTATTTGCCGTTCACGGTCCCTGCTGATCCTAAGATGCCGGAATCATTCCAGTCTGTTGGAGTGAATCCGGAGTTCAAAGATGAACCTGAAACAGAAAACGATTGGGAGGAATAATGTATGACACTCTACGAGCTTACAAACGAATATCTGGAACTTTTAGATATGATGCAGGACCCTGATGTGGATCCGGAGGTTCTGCAGGACACGATGGATGCTGTTGGCGGTGATCTGGAAGTAAAAGCTGACAGTTATGTAATTGTTATGAAAGAATTGCAGGCCCAGGCTGACAAATTCAAAAACGAGATCGAACGTCTGACCAAGCAGAAAACGTCTATCGAAAACAACATCAAGCGCATGAAGGAAAGCCTTCTGACATCCATGCAGGCCATCGGCAAGAATAAGTTGCCTACGGAACACTTCAAGCTGTCGATCGCAAAGAACGGCGGAATTCAGCCGATGGTGATCACAGGAGATGTTCCGGATACTTTCATGATCATGGAACCGAAGCCAGACATGAAACGGATCAGGGAAGCCTTGGAAAAAGGCTTTGAGCCTGACTGGGCTCATCTTGAAGAGAGAGGAGTGCATCTGAATGTCAGATAGATCAATCCATATTCCTGGAAGAAAACTGGAGAAACTCCGTCCAGGGCAGCAGCCTGTGATAAGGCTGACGCCAGAAGCCTATGACGCTTTGATGGAGATTACCAACGAAAGCAGCCTGTCCGTCAAGATGGTCGCGTCTGAGATCATCCTGCAGTCGAGAGATTGCATTGTATACGACAGAGATAAGGAGTGAACCGAATGAACATATTTGAGAAAATGTCCGCCATCACATCCGAGATCACGGCAGTAGCCAAAAATCTCAATGTTGGATGGGGAAAAAATCAGTACAAAGCTGTCGGAGAAGCTGATGTACTTGCCGCAGTCAAACCGATAGAGGCAAAGCACAAGGTATACAGCTATCCGTATGACCGTGAGATCGTCGAGACGGCGGTTCTGACAACACAGAAGACTGACGGAACAGAATCGAAGCAGCAGTTTATGAGAGTCCGGACAATCTACAGATTTGTAGACATGGAGAACCCTTCAGATTACATCGACATTGCCACGTATGGCGATGGTGTGGACAGCCAGGACAAGGCTCCGGGTAAGGCCATGACTTATGCAGACAAGTATGCTCTGCTCAAGGCATACAAGATTATCACTGGTGACGATCCTGATCAGAATTATAGCGAACCGTTAAAGGAAAAAGAGCAGAAGAAAGCACCTGCTCAGCAGACAGATCCAAAGGCTGTGATAAATTCCGTCAAGGCCAGCGCAATCACGAAGGTGATGAATGAAAAAGGCCTGCGTCCTGAGTTCGTGTGTGGTCTCTATGGAATCAAGAACATCTCGGAATTGAACGAAGGCCAGTATGCCGGCATCGTGAAGAACATAGATAAGTTTATTGAAAAGCAGAAGGAGGCAGATAGTACGAAATGAACAAAGTATTACTTGTTGGAAGATTTACCAGAGACCCTGAAGTTAAATACACAAACAGCGGCTTGACGATCGCCAGCTTCAACGTTGCTGTTGATCGGAAGTACAAAAAGGAAGGGGAACAGTCAGCAGACTTTATCAGCTGCAAAGCCTTCGGAAAAACCGCTGAATTCATCGAAAAGTATTTTTATAAGGGCATGAAGATCGGCATCGAAGGCCGGATCCAGACGGGAAGCTATCAGAAAGACGATGGAACCAAAGTATACACAACAGATGTTGTATGTGATGGTGTTGAATTCGTTGAGAGCAAATCCTCTGATGGAAGTGCACCGAAAGCAAAGCAGGAAGAACAACAGGCAGATGACTTCGTGAATGTTCCGGACGGCATCGACGAGGAGCTGCCGTTCAACTGACTGGAGTTGAGTTATGACTATTCAGATTGATTCCAGAGAAAAGGCCAGGGCTATCAAAAAGATCCAGGACACGTTCACCAGGAATGGTGTTACGTACTACATCAGCAAGCTGTTCGTTGGCGATTATATGTCTCTTGACAATCCAAGACTCGTGATTGACAGGAAGCAGAATTTGTCCGAATTGTGCGCTAATGTATGTCAACAACATGAGAGGTTCAGGCGCGAGATCGTGAGGGCCAACCAAAACGGCATCCGCCTGGTCTTCTTGTGTGAGCACGGTTATGGAATCGAGACACTTGAAGATGTTGTGTTTTGGCAGAATCCACGAGGTGAAAAGCGAGAGGTCATTGATGGCCAGTGGGTTACTGTTCGAACCAATGCGACATCAGGCGAAACACTATATAAGATTCTGAGCACGATCCGAAGGAAGTACGATGTCGACTTTCTGTTTTGTAAGAAAGAGGACACCGGAAAGAGAATCATAGAGATTTTGAGCCAATGACAACGGAAGAGATCAAGCGAACGTACTCAATGACAGATGTCCTGCAGAGGTATGGACTTCGACCAAACAGAGCCGGGTTCATAAAATGCCCGTTTCATACCGGTGATCATACGGCATCAATGAAGATTTACACGGATAACTTCTACTGTTATGGCTGCGGGCTGACCGGCGATGTGTTCAAATTCGTGATGCTGATGGATAACATTCCATTCAAAGAAGCGTTCTATTCGCTTGGTGGAGAATATCCGAAAGAAGAAAGCAGGTCCGAACGAATCCACAGAAAAAGAGATCTTCTGCTCGCAAAGCAGAAGCGTGAGCGTGAAGCGAAGGCTCTGGAAGATAAACGCATCCATATGCATCACCTCAGTGATGAGCTCAACCTTCTGATCAGGGCGGAAAAGTATCTGGAACCGATGTCAGAAGAGTGGTGCTATGCAGTAGACAAAATCCCACAGGTATATGGTGAATGGCTTCGTCTGTGGGAGGAGGTGATTGAAAATAGACAAGAATAGCATTGAAAAGTTAACAAAAGAGGAACTGACATCTCCAGATTTTTACAATCGGCTTTGCGCGAGTGATGAATTTCGTGATCCGATTGCACGAGGCGGATATAAGTTTTTGATTCAGGAACGTGCCAGGGTTCTCAAGATAAAGTCGCATGTTGACGATCAACTCAGGGAAGTCGAAAAAAGGATACACGACGAAGAACGTGCGGAGCGTGCAGACAGGAACAAGGTCATCCAAAGCATTGACGGAATCACAAACTTCGAGCCGGATGCACAAGGGACTGAATACACAAATCTGTACTGCGGGAGCTGGATCGCTACAGAAGACGGCATACAATCCCAGGAGTCCAGCAGAGCAAACCAGATTGCATGTTATCATCCAATTCTTCCGGTTAAGCGTATGCGAAACATGGAGAACGGAGAGGAACAGATCACGCTTGCGTTCAAAAGGCGAGGCGAAAACGAGCTCTGGAATGAGATTATCGTGCCAAAGGACATGGTCGCAAATTCCAGGTCGATAACGAGCCTTGCAAAATATGGTATAGGCGTCACATCTGAATCGGCTAAGCTTCTGGTCAAGTATCTGGCAGATGTTGAACACTACAACGAAGACCGCATCACGCTGGTGCAGGGTTCGTCAAAACTCGGATGGCATGGGAAAGAATTCCTTCCGTATGATCCTGAGATCACATTCGACGCTGCTACAAAGTTCCAACAGATATGGTCAGCAATCACAGAAAGCGGATCGTTCAGCGTTTGGCTTGAACACGTTAAGAAGATCCGCGCTGCATCGTATGTTGAGCCGAGGCTTGCGTTGGCCGCATCGTTCTCCAGCGTGATCATCAAATTCCTGAACATCGCTTCTCCGCTGATAGACTTCTGGGGCTCTACAGAGGCCGGTAAGACCGTCATGCTGATGCTTGCTACTTCTGTATGGGCTTGTCCCGATGAAGGGCTTTATATGGGCGATTTCCTCACAACAGATGCAGAGCTTGAAGTCAGGAGCGATATGCTGAATCATCTGCCGCTTGTCCTGGATGACACAGCAAAGATGCGGAAGAACATTCGAGACAACATTGAGCAGGTGATCTACAATCTCAGCTCCGGATCCGGCAAGAAGCGCTCGAACAAAGAACTGGGTTCTGAGCGAGTCAGGACATGGAAGAATACAGTAATAGTCAACGGAGAAAGACCACTCAGCAGCTTTGTGGATCAGGGCGGCGCGATCAACAGAATCCTTGAAATAGGCTTATCGGAAGAGCGTCTGTTTGAATCGCCACAGGAGACCGCAGATCTGGTCAGAGAGAATTATGGCTTTGCGGGAAAGATCTTCGTTGAATATCTGAAGAGAATCGACCAGGCCGACATACGGAAGAGACACAAGATGTATTGTTCGAAGCTTGAAACGAAAGACACGATGCAGAAGCAGGTTCTGTCAATGGCCGCGATCCTGGCAGCAGACGAAATTGCAACGGAAGCGATATTCCATGATGGGAAGAATCTCTCCCCGAATGATGTGCAGAGATATCTGACAGACAGACAATTCGTCTCTGAAGGCGCCAGGTGCTACGAGTATTTGATGGGAGTGTACGCGGAGAAAGGGCAGCACTTTGATATCCAGTACAGCAATATCGATCAGTGGGGTGTTGCTGAATATGATGAGGAAGGCAAGAAGTACATAAACTTCTATGTCAATGCCCTATGCGATCTGGTGAAAGAGAAAGGCTACTCAAGAAAAGCGTTCACGTCCTGGGCGAAAAGGGAAAAATTACTGCGTTGGAACACATCAAAGGACCGTGATGTCTACGGCGTGAGAGGCCAGGGCGGTCAGGCTCAGACCAGATATATCTCCATCAGAGTGGTCGATCTGGACGATTATGAAGCCGAAAAAGACATGTTTGATTGAATTTTTTCGGTAACATACGGTAACACCGGTAACATCGAAAGCCCAGAAACCCGCATAAAATGGGCATTTCTTGAAATGTGTTACCCTGTTACCCTGTTACCCACAGTTTTACGCTTATATACAAATAAAAAAATATATATGTTTTGCGTGACTAACACACTTATATTTTTTTTATTTTCTAAAGGGAAACACAAAAATTAGGGTAACACGGTAACAGAATCCCCGAAACCCGCATAAATACTGACAAAATCGGCATTTTCGAAAATGGGTAACACATGGGTAACGGCGGGTAACACGGTAACATAATTAAGAAGGAGGCCAAAAGTGTCAGGCATCGATATTGAACGAGCTTACATGAATGATTACTGGTCATTCAGAAAGAAATACTACGAAGTTCAGGACTCAGATGAATATTGGACTGCTGTCATCCGTGAATCTGACGCTCTGATCAGAAAGCATGATTGTGACGATTACCTCAAAGCGTTGGTGCTCGTATGCGTGGACGATCTTGAGCGGCGGTATCGGCAGGAATTCCACAAAAGGAACATCTACAAGCCTGGAGAAGTAGCTACAACAGTATACAACAGAATCATGAATAAGCACAAGAAGGAAGGAGCAGCGAGTTGATTACCATCGAAAGCATCGAGCCATTAGAAATCAAAATCAAATATCACGCAGACATCCCGCGGATCGAGCCGATCGCGACCGGCGACTGGATAGATCTGAGAGCGGCCGAGCGTGTATGCATGGAGCGCGGAGACTTCCGCGAGATCAGCCTGGGCATTTCTGTTCAGCTGCCGGAAGGCTATGAGGCACAGATCCGTCCCAGAAGTAGCACATACAAGACTTGGGGCATCACAATGGCGAACAGCGTCGGAGTGATTGATGAATCTTACTGCGGAGACAATGACATCTGGACATTTCCTGCAAGGGCCGACTGTCTGACAATCATCGAAAAGGGTGACAGGATCTGCCAGTTCAGAATCATGAAGCACCAGCCGCCTGTCAGGTTCGTAGAAGTCGAATCACTGGGGAATCCGGACAGAGGTGGACTCGGTTCCACAGGAAGGAGCTGAGTATGGTAATAGCTTCCGGAGTTATCGGATTTATCATTGGTGTATTTTTTGGTCTGGTTATGATGGCACTGATTGCCGCAAATGGGGATGACAGGGATGACGAAGACAGGCATTGATGAGAGAGAACCGAATTTCAAGGTCTGCAGGCACGTAAGAGACATAGGATCCATTGCGGTATATGTGGCGCCAACATGCAAAGGTCCTGTACATTCCCCGCGTGGTGTGCTTGTTGTCAGCAAGGGTGAATGCAGAAGATGCTGTCACTGTGAAAGGAAGGAAGCATGAGATACCACGATATTGAAAAGACGTCGATGGTCAACGGCGAAGGCCTGCGGTGTGTGCTGTGGGTGTCCGGCTGCAATCACTTCTGAAAGGGTTGCCAGAATCCTGTCACATGGAATCCGAACGATGGCCTGCTGTTCGATGCGGATGCCATGCAGGAGATCTTTGAATACTGCGACAAACCATACTGCGATGGCCTTACGCTTTCCGGCGGTGATCAGATGTACCCGCCGAACAGGTCTGCGATACATGCACTCTGCCGGATGTTCCGGACACGATACGGCCAGAATAAGACCATCTGGATGTATACAGGCTACCAGTTCGAAGACATCAAATACGAGCCCGTCCTGGAATACCTGGATGTCATCGTTGACGGAGAATATGTCGAAGAGCTACGTGATGTGCATTACATGTGGGCCGGATCAGTCAATCAGCAGATATGGGAGAAAATAGACAGACAATGGACGGTCAGACCGCCACAATGGGAGGAAACATTGAACAATGGCAAACAAGATGATGGAATACTCGCGGGGCAGGATGGACGGCATGGCCCTTGCGGAGCGGATAGTTAAGGACGGCGGCCTGGAAGCGCTGACTAAGGACATCCAGACAAGGGGCCGTATGCAGATGAATATAGGCCTGTCCATGAAGGAGCTGGATGTTGCATCTGAGCATATCAAACAGGTGACAATTGAAACGCTGCGGATTGCATGCGTATCTATCCTGCACGACACTTTCGGATTCGGTCAGACTCGGTGCCAACGCTTCATTGATGCGTTCGATAAGATATCGGCCTACCTTGCCAACGGATGGACCACATGGATGGACCTGATAGAGTCGATCAAGACGGATCTGTCCCTGGTCATGGAAGATAAATGGCTGAGCGATCTTGAGATGACCAGCAAGTACGCACATCCAGATCCGGAAGACATCTACACGGAAGCAGACCTGATTGACGAAACACTTTGGAAGGCCATGCTCAAGGATCTGCATTTCACAGAGGAGCCGATCACAAAAACTCTGTACCAGATCCGAGACGATAACGGCGATCCTATCCTGCAGTATGAAGGCCAGTATAACAAGATTCAGATGTACGATGTGATGTCGGGCATCCAGATCGCCAGGGATCTTCTTGGTTGGAAATGAAAGGCGGAATGTATGAGTAAATCGAGATATTCCAAAACAAAGGCAGCAGGCCTTGTGTCCGGAGTGACACGAAACGGCAATATCAAATTCGCGATGGCAAAGCACATGCCTGTCATACCAGAGAACAGGGCGGCAAGACGAATGAGAGACAAGGAGCGGAAAGCATGACTTTGAAAGAATTCCTTGAAACAAAGAATCCACATGACTACATCAAGATTGGAGCCGTTGATGGAAGCATGTATGTGTACGGCGGTCAGGTCTGTGACTTCATTCCGGATTTCTACGAATGGAACAAAAGACCGTTTATGCACAAGCATTCGAAATTCCAGACGGTGAAGTCGAAGAAGAAGCAGAAGCTGCCATTGAGCAAGAACGACTATGACGGCATCGACCTGATCGACAGGGAAGTCTGCCAGATTTTTCCATCAATATCAGAAGAAGATGTGACAAATGTTCTGGTGGATGGCGATGAGCTGGGCGATGTGTTCTGTGCAAGACCGATGGAACCGCTCAAGCCGGAAAACATCTCAAATGATGCGGTTCTGCCGATTATGGGAGCCGCATACAAAGAGAACACGAACAAACTGCTTGAACAGCTCTATAAGTTCGAGCGAACGAAAGATGACCTGGACGATATCAATCAGATCAGGGAAGTGTTGATTAAGAAACTGGATGAAACAAAGGCCGAAGTGAATGCGACAGTCAGAAGCATACGGGCAAACAGCATGGATCCATCTGGAGACAGTGACATGTCAATCATCAAAGAAGCCCACAGGATAGCACGTAAGCGCCTGGAAGACGAAAAGCGCGAAGAAGAAGAGTTGACCCGCATCCGCATGGAAGAAGCGCTCACGAAAAAGATGAAGAAGGAAAAAGAAAAGGAGAAGAAGAATGCCGAAGAACTCAAAGCTGAAGGACACAACATGTAAAAGGTCTAAGTGCTTTGCAAGAAGCAAAGATGGCAAGTGCAGCATTCTGTATGATGCGGATCTCGGTGACAGAAAATGCCCATTCTACAAAACAGAGGCATCCGTCACGAATGGCAGGGTGTATCCGTTTGACCCGTCATACTCTCACACAGGAATACCTATCGAAGAGCTGCCGGTGAAACGGACATCTGCTGCCTGGGCAGAAGAATGGGACGCAGTGACAGAACCAATCAGAAGGAAACTGCAGGGAGCATGATTCAATAAAACACAATTCACAGAAGGGAGGTCGAAGGTTGTGCGCACAAAATCCTGGGAGACCTTCTCGATAAGATGGAATACAAAGATTTTCTGAAAAACAAAAGATTTGTTCTGGAGAGCAGTGGATTCGATATAGATAAGTCTGAACTTAATCCGATGCTGTATGATTTCCAGAAAGATATCGTCAGATGGGCATTGAAGAAAGGCAAGGCATGCATATTTGCAGATTGCGGTCTTGGCAAGACACCGATGCAGCTGTCGTGGGCCTACCAGGTTCATAAACACATGAATTGCGGCAAGATACTGATCATAGCACCTCTTGCAGTATCTGAGCAGACAAAGCGCGAAGCGGAGAAGTTCGGATACGTGGCGAAGATTGTATCTTGTCAAGAGGACTGTGTAGATGGAATCAATATTACGAATTACGAAAAACTTGATTACTTTGTAGCAAAGGAATTCGTCGGGATTGTTCTTGATGAGTCCAGCATCCTGAAATCATATTCTGGCAAGGTAAGAACGGACATAATCAATAACTTCCACGATGTGCCATATAAGTTGGCGTGCACTGCGACTCCGGCACCAAATGATTACATGGAAATTGGCAATCATTCAGAGTTCTGTGGTGTGATGACGCGATCGGAAATGCTGTCTATGTTCTTTGTTCATGATGGTGGAGAGACAAGTAAATGGAGATTGAAAGGCCATGCTGTAGATGTGTTTTGGCAGTGGTTGGCAACATTCAGCGTCTTTGTAGACAATCCAAAGAACATCGGATATCAGGTTGATGATTATGATCTTCCAGATCTCAGGATCCATGAGATTTGCGTTGACGCAGATGAGCCCGTAAGAGAAACATTGACGCTGACAGAAAGACGCGACGCAAGAAGAGAAAGCCTTGAGCTCAGGTGCAGGAAAGCTGCAGAACTGGTAAATCAATCAGATGAGCAGTGGCTTGTATGGTGTGATCTGAACGCTGAAGGAGACAAACTGGAAGAACTGATATCTGAAAGCAAGAACGTTGAAGGAAGCGATACAAATCAATACAAGGCAGATACCATGTTTGAATTCTCGCAAGGTGATCTCAAATGCCTGATCAGTAAACCGAAAATCGCAGGATTCGGCATGAACTGGCAGAACTGCCACAACATGATATTTACAGGACTGTCGGACAGCTATGAGGCATATTATCAGGCCGTGAGACGATGTTGGAGATTCGGACAGGATCATCCTGTTGATGTCTATATTGTTATATCCGCAAGAGAGGGATGTGTTCGCGACAACATCGAAAGAAAACAGAAAGACTTCATCCGCATGCAGTCAGAAATGACAGAGCTCACAAAGGAGATCACTAAGAAAGAACTGAGAAGCACATGCCGGATCAGTACACCGTACACTCCAACAGTGGAGATGAAACTGCCAAATTGGGAGGAATTTGCATCATGAACGTTCTGAGTCAGATGATTGATGAAAAGTACGCCATATACAATGGCGATAGTTGTGAAGTGGTAAAAAACATACCGGACAACAGCATCCATTATACTTTGTTCTCTCCGCCTTTTGCATCTCTTTATACATACTCCAACAGCGACAGGGACATGGGAAACAGTAAGGGTGATGATGAGTTCTACAAACACTTTGAATATCTTGCAAAGGAATTGTATCGGATCACGATGCCTGGAAGATTGCTCAGCTTTCACTGCATGGATCTTCCGATGATGAAAGAACGAGATGGAGTCATCGGCTTGAAAGACTTTCCTGCCATCGTTCGGCAGGTGTTCCAGGATTGCGGATTTATCTATCACAGCAGAGTCACGATCTGGAAGAATCCAGTCACTGAAATGCAGAGAACAAAGGCGCTCGGTCTTCTTCATAAGCAGATACGAAAAGATTCAACCATGTGCAGACAAGGTATACCGGATTACATCATCACAATGAGGAAGCCGGGAGAGAATCCGGAACGGGTATCACATACACATGAAACATTCCCTGTGGATGTATGGCAGAACTATGCAAGCCCTGTGTGGATGGACATTAAACAGTCCGATACTTTGCAGAAGAAATCAGCAAGAGCAGAAAAGGATGAGCGCCATATCTGCCCGCTGCAGTTGAATGTCATACAGAGATGCATTGAGCTTTGGACGAATCCAAATGATATCGTTCTGGATCCGTTTGCTGGCATCGGAAGTGTGCCATATGTTGCATTGAAATTGAACAGAAGAGGATTTGGCATCGAGCTCAAACAAAGCTACTACGAACAGGCGAAAGCAAACCTCGCATCAGCGGCACATGGAGAGACGATGGACAATATAATAGGTCAGATGACGATATGGGACTTCCTTCCGGAAGATGATCAGTATAAAAGATACGGTTGATATCCATGACGGCACGAAAGAATTTCCTCATGTATAAGCTGTTCGGCTTCTGCAAGGAAACCGGAAAGCACTGCAAAGACTGCGAGCATCTCCTGAAGCATGTAGCAAACAGGACATACTACAAATGCGAATGCTATGGAGATACATCCAGCGAAGCATCAGACTGGCGGATCGGTTCTCCGGCCTGCGGTCTGTTCAATAAGCCATACAATGGGAATCCGGTCATCCGTATGGTGACGCCTGCTCCGGATCCAGAAGAGCAGATCGAAGGACAGATGACGATTTTTGATTTTATATGAATGGAGCGTACAGACATGATAACACTCACAGAAGAACAGACGGAGCGCATATGCGATTATTACTGTCGCTTTCCGTACAATGTCGATCAGGAAGGCCTTGACCAGATCTGTGAGAAGTGTCCGCTGGCAGAGGCAGGGAGGAATAAAGAAAATGGCTGAGCGAACCTGTGCAACCTGCCATTATTTTAACGCAACCAACAAGGAGGCCATCAGCAAGTGCTTCGGCGGAGATGCTTTTTGCACTGACAACCCAGACAGGCCAAACTGGAAGTGCATCACACGATCCGACGCCCTGCGGACTATGTCGGACGCGGATCTGGCACGGTTCCTGGCTGCATGTGTCAAAGGGACGCCGGGGCAGTGGTTGACCTGGTTGAAAGAGGATTATGAGATATGACGAACGATCAAGCAAGAGCAAATGAAATAATGCGGCAGAATGTGAAGGATCACAAGGCTGAGTCACGGAAAGCAGCACAGATCAGACGCGAAACAGTATGCCGCAGATGCCAGTATCAGTCTTCTGAGCAGAAGTCATACGGCACATGTGAATATCTGGCCATAGAGGGCCATATACGGCCCTGTGCGCCATGTAAATGCGTGGAGATGGGTGTCTTCAAGGAAGGAAAGCCGAAGGCGCGCAGGAGGGATCTGTCGCTCAGAGCAAGCGGACGTATCTAACGCGGAAGCATAAAACGAGAAGAAAGGAGCATGAAGCCGCTGGCCAGCGTAATGATGCATCAGGCTTCTTTCGGAAGAGATGAACTACAAGAAGGAAATTATAAAAGCAATAGAATCCATGTCTGGAAGATATGCTCCGTACAACGTTTTTTCAGATTGGATTGAGATGTGTTCGCTGTCGATTCAGAACACCGTCAGTATGGTCCATAACAAAGTCTGGAAAGATAGGGAACAACTGTACATCGACATTGCTAGAAGGTACACAGAGAAAGAGATCGAGCAATTCGCGCAGATGTTTGTATGGCTTGGCGATGCGCTGACGGAAGACATGTCTGACGTGTTTGGACAGATCTATATGGAGGCAGGCATGGGTAGCAAGCACACGGGGCAATTCTTCACACCGTTTCATCTGTCTGAACTGTGCGCAAAGACTGGTATTGACGTTGACAATCTTCCGGAGACGGGACGGATCAGTCTTAACGAACCGTCATGCGGTGGCGGTGGGATGATTATAGCCGCATGCAAAGTGTTGCATGAAGCAGGCTTCGATTTTCAGCGGAGGCTTGATGTGGTAGCGCAGGATCTGGACTGGAAAGGCGTGTATATGACTTACCTGCAGCTGTCCCTGATCGGATGCCGTGCGATTGTCGTACAGGGCGATACGCTTGCTGATCCGTATACGGGACACTATCCGGAAAGCAGAACTTTAAGGACTCCGGCACGAATGGGAGCGCTGTTATGAAGGACGAACTGGCAAATGAACTGGTGAACGTGCTGCTGCCTTACGCCTCATGTTCTACGCAGGATCTGAAAATGATAATCACAATAGCGCTTCAGAAGTATGATGTGCGGATAGCGGAAACATCATTGACGGTCTGGGAAGGTGATCCAAATGATCTCGTTCTGAAAAAGTTCCTGGCTGCCAAACTGTCGCAAGGATGCTCTGCAAGAACCATAGACTACTACAGAAAAAGCGTGGCTAAGTCGTTGGCGGAAATCGGAAAGCCGTACAATGAAGTCACAGCTGACGATGTCAGATATTACCTTGCAGTGCGAATTCAGAGGAATGGTGTAACAAAGGCAACAGCTAATAACGAAAGACGAAATCTGTCTGCGTTTTATGGATGGCTCCAAAAAGAGGAGATTCTTCTGAAGAATCCGATGTCAAAGATTGAAGCCATCAAAGAAACCAAGAAGAAAAAGAAAGCGTATTCGCTCCTGGATCTGGAAAAGATCCGCCTGGGATGTACTACCACGAGAGAAAAAGCTATCGTGGAATTCCTTGCGTCAACATGGTGCCGGGTTTCCGAAATGATAGAAGTCAAGATTACAGATATCGAGAACGGTAAGGTAACCGTACATGGAAAAGGCGACAAGTACCGTGAGGTTTTTCTGAATGCAAGAGCGATGATGGCTATTGAGTTATATCTGGCTGATCGCAAAGACAGCAATCCTTATCTGTTTCCAAAAGCAAAGTATACGGTGAGCGATAAAGGACACCGGCATACGAATCACAAAGACATGAAGGAATGGTACAAGAATCCAGATATGGTAGATGATTCTGATCAGATGGATAAAGGTACCGTAGAGGCCATTGTCAGGAAGATCGGGAAAAATGTAGGAGTCAACAATGTTCATCCGCACAGGTTCCGGAGAACAGGGGCAACGATGGCGCTCCGTCAAGGGATGCCGCTGACTACTGTATCTAAGTTACTTGGACACGAGAGCATCGAAACAACACAGATCTACCTGGATATTTCAGACGAAGAGTTGGAACAGGCGCATAGAAAGTATGTGGTGTAAACATGAGTAAAAAATTGACGCCGATGAAAGCAATCAGGGCAAAGTGCATGGACTGCTCTGGTGGTAGTTTTCACGAAGTGCGGGAGTGTCCGTGCGTAAAATGCCCTCTCTACTCATTTAGGAGCGGGCATAGGCCCAAGAAAACGGATTCAAATGAAGAAGTGGAAGAAATACCCACGGAAGAGGATATAGACGAATAATCCGCACGTAGGACGGTAGTTATAACGGTAGGATTGAAATACACGGTGCTGGCTTCCTTGTCAGTTAAATGTCCAGATACTAGTTATCCGACTGCTGTGCGGACGGAGAGGAAACAGCCGGAACTAAAGAAAGGGAAAATTATGGACGAGAAAGCATTAGAAATTGTAAGACAGTATATATGGGAACATCTGGATAAATCAGATCCTGACGCTACATTTGATGTGTACACGGTCTGGAAGGCAAAGGCGTTACAGAACTGGAAATATCTTATAAGCAGTACATTGTATGACGGCATGTACTATGAAGTGACTTATAACGGCGACAAGAAGGAATGGTATCTGGACGCCTACAAGAAGTTTGAAAATCGGGTGATTGCGGAATGATAAAAATCCAGTACATTGCAGATATGAAAGGCGCACGGAAATTCTGCAGCTGTAATTCGTGCGGAAAGTCAAGCAGCGAAGATGAGCAGATGGTGCAGATTCGGTTTTCGTATGGCGATGGTCACGTCCTTGCAGTAAATCTTTGCGATGCCTGCCGTAGGAAACTGTACGAAAAGATTTGAGGTGACGCGGATGAGATTGTCAGAGCTGATGGATAAATTGTATGAACTGGATGTAAAAGACGATGACCCAGATGTATATATTCGGCTTGGCCTGAATCAGGATCATGCGTGGGATGTTGAGTATTTTCCCGAAACCGAAGATGAATGGAGCGCAGTTGTAATAAGTTGACTTACCCGGTGCCAGACTAAATGTCGGTTAAATGTCCATCGTGGTGGCGGAATAGGTAGACGCATCTTTGTATAAAACCAATCTATAGGAGTTGCAACGAGTATAGAAAGGGGAATGGGGAATTCCTGCAAAGACCGAGAGTGTACATAATCATGTAAGGTGCAAATCCTTACCCGCTGAGTCGAAGTACATTGTCCTCTGTCAGATGCTTGAGAGCCTGAAGAGTGTGTACGAGCAAAACAAGCCAGAGGAACAGGAGGACAAAAAATGACTGAATTGAAATCGTGGTATGACTTTTGCGCTGAGAAAGCAAGAATCCAAACAGAAAGCGAACTGACGCAGATTGCTTGTCCGGCTTGTGGAAGAGCGTTGTACAAAGATCTTTCTGACTATATTTTAACATACCCACCAAAGTATAGATATTTTTGCAGCGCATGCTCGTGGATGGGGTATGCGTAAGGAGGGCGAAGGATGATTGTAGATAGTTGGTATTCCATACGGCAAGAAATCCGGCAGAACAGGATTGTCATCACACTGCCACAGACAGGGCAAACACTTGTTACGACCGCACAACCAATCAGTTATAGACGGATAGAACTCTCCGCGGAAGAAGAGGCGATTATTCTGGGAATCGTTAAGCGGATGTATGAACAGGAGGGTGAAGGATGATAGGCATTATCGAGATTGATGAAAAAGATGTATCTGACGACAGACATATTATCCTTGAATTTCCTGTTGAACCGGAGCGAAATGGGATGCAGACAGTTAGGCGAGTCAAAACAAACATCAAATTCATTGAATGGTATGGAACGGGAGGCACAAAGGATGACACCACAAGAAATTGACCGCATCGAGAACGCAATCCGGCACATTCAGACAGCAGTTGATGTTGATCCGTGGGCGGTGGAAATTGCGGTGAAAGCGATGGAAAAGCAGGTGCCGAAGAAGCCGATAAAAAGATTTGATCCACATGACAATGATGACAATGACTTGTACGCGCTGGATTGTCCGACATGCAAACGCGTTGTCGGATTTGGAAATAGCAGAATAGGGACGAATAAAATAGGTGCGATGTCACCGGATATGTGTGGTTATTGTGGACAGGCTATTGATTGGAGTGAGGAAGGATGACAAATGAAGAAGCAATCGCTTATCTAAAAGGACAGCGCGCCTGTATATGCTCAGAAGATTGCAATAATCCCTATGACTTTTACCTTTGTGAACAAGGCTTTTTATGTAACGATGTAGAAGCCATTAACATGGCAATCTCCGCACTGGAGACGCAGATACCAAAGAAACCAATACGCATAAATAAAAACAAAGAATTTGATGGTAACTGGAAAAAGATATGCCCATCGTGTGGAAGTATGCTGATAGAGCGCATAACGACACCTGAAGAAAGTTTTCCACGGCATTACAATTATACGCAACATTGTTGGTGCGGTCAGGCTATTGATTGGAGTGAAGAAGAATGACAAATGCTGTTATTGAGTACATAAAGGCATGGAATAGATGGAGAAAGGGCAGTCTCAATTCTACATTACACAATATTTGCGTTCTTCTTAGGCTAATCAAATCTCCAACGTTTGAACAGTTTAGAGTAATATGGAGGATGAAGGATGACGAATGAAGAAACCGCAAAGATGTTAATAGCAAAAGTTGAGTGCATGGAGCGTGAAGTCAGCGGAACAGACTTCGATTGTAATATCCGTAACTGCTATAGGTGCGATTTGAACTATGAACAGGGAACTAGGGGCGAACAGATAGAAGCGTTGCGGATGGCAATCTCCGCACTTGAGAAGCAGATACCAAAGAAGGTTCGAATAGAACACCATCCGAAATATGGACGTGCGACCTTCTGCCCGAATTGTAATCGCATGGACGTTGAATGTTGGTCTTATTGCCCAGATTGTGGTCAGGCGATAGATTGGAGTGAGTAAATATGGTACCAAAAGAAACGAAGAACCTTTACTGGAAAGATGCATGGTTTCATCTTCTCAACGGAAAGAAGATTAAAAGACCGCTCTGGGAAGGTTACTGGAAGTGGGAGAACAACACGATCATGATGCACTGCCGTGATGGGAGCGTGACGGACATCCGTACGACGGAGAACCCGGCATACACTTTTACGAACATCGCACAGAGGGATTGGATGGTGGTGGAAGAATGACCCGACAAAGACAAATCCTTGTTACGGTCACCTATAACGACTTAGGGTGCATTATAGACACAAAAGCAGAACCGTATGAAGAGCCAAACTTGCAACCAACTTGCAACCAACTTGCAACCGATGTGATGTTAAAAGTACCTAACGGACAAGACCCCTATAATGTAATTGGACAATACATACAGAATCATATAACAGCTATTGAAGATATAATTGCTACGATTGAGATTGATGGCATCAGGACAAACGAATTATTTATGGTTGACATGCAGGAAGATGGGGATTTTGTATGGGAATCTGACTGGTATGAGGGAGAACAAAATATAGCTTTGATAGATTTTTTTCCTGTAAGTAATGCAAAACCAAAGCGGGAGAATGAGCCTGTCGGATGTAATGGATGTAGATATGATTGGTTTGGTGATCCGCGATGCAGTAAGTGTGCAAGGGCGTTTCAAGACTATTATGAAGCTGATATGAGAGGAGAACCAGATGAATGACCTAATCAGCAGACAGGCGGCGATTGATGTGATATTCAGCGAACCGCTTTACGAACCTGGTATGAAGAAAAGAAGCGCGGAAGAGGTTGTGCCTGCAATCTTTGAAAAAGTAAAAGTTTTGCCATCCGCGCATCCAGAACCATGCGAGGATGCGGTGAGCAGACAGGCGGTTATAAATATTATCAACAAACCTGTGATCATTAAAGCAAAGGAGCAGATTGAAGCATTGCCGTCCGTACAGACAGAACAGCGGTGGATACCTGTCAGTGAGCGGTTGCCGGAAGAAGATGATTATAAATCTTGCATAGAATGTCTGGACGGTGCGGTATGGTATTTTACCGAAAACGGGACAATGGGACTTGGATATTATTACAAATCCACAAAAGAATGGTCAACAACAGATGATTTAAAGACAGATGGAAAAGTTGTCGCTTGGATGCCACTGCCAGAACCGTATCATGAAGATAAACAGGATAACTCATAAAAGACCCGGACGCAGATTTTTCCTGTAAAAAAATGACATCTGGTTTTTTATGCTACCATGTGTTTGCAAAACAAAAAACAGTTTGTCAAACAGGAGGTAAAAAATTATGCGTAGCAACAGAAGAAGTTATTTAAATTCTATTCAACAGAGAACAATGAATACAGTTATGAACGGGATGAAATCCCATATGTATGGGCAATGGATCCCATGCAGCGACAGGCTTCCGGAAGAATGCGTCGAGGTTCTTGTAACTCGTGAATTCTTGGGATGTGAAATCGATGGCGTCGATCTTCCGCCGGTGCGGTACGTTGAAACTGCAATGCTGGTTGGTGGCAAGTGGATCCTGGCATGCGAAGAGGATCCGAAAGCGTCGCAGCATCATTCGCAGCCGTTGGCCTGGATGCCGATGCCGAAAGCGTACCTGGGCAAAGTATAATGGTTAATAACCCACGTCGGACCGGATCAGCTGGACACTGGGGCTGAAAAGCCCCGTCCATCCGGCCGGTGGATGATACATGGAAGCGGGAGGATAAAATGATTCTAACGAAAGCAATAAGACTGATCGATCCGGAGACATCGGCATATGAAGTTCAGCAGATGAGACAGGCAGGCAAATCAGACAATTATATCAAGAAACAGATTGCAATTGCGGCTACATTGGTGTGTGATGCGTTGACGGATATACATGCGCATGATACAACGGTAGATGACAAGATGATTTCTGCAGGTGCTTTGCTGAACAGAATACGGATAGCACTTGAGCGGTTAAAAGATACGGGCTCCATAAGCGCAGAGCAAAAGGCTTACGCGGCCGCTGTTTTGAAAGTTGTAGCAGATATGATTGTTTCAATGCCGAATGTCGAGGTAGGTGATACGATTGTCGAGAAGCCAGAAGCAAATCAATAAACAGGTGAAAGACTGGTTGTGGAGATACCGGAATGCAAAGATGCGGGTGCGCCGTCTCGAGGGAGAATATGAAGAGCTGGTGTCCATCCAGGAAGCGGTCGGGTCTGTGAAATACGACGACATGCCTCATGCCCAGTCTGGCAATCCGGGGCTGGATAATCTGATCATAACCAGGGACAACTCGCTTTCGAAAGTGATTAAGGCGAAGCAAAGAGCCGTTGATGTTTACGCGGAGATCATGGACGCTATCGAGCAGCTGGACACTGATCTGGAGAAAGATATAATCTCATTACATTATGTCCAGCTCAAGGATAATTTCGACACACACAGCATGAACGAAATTGCGAACATCATCAATTATTCTCCTGATTATGTTAAACGTATTCACGGCATTGCACTTGTAAAACTGAGCAAGATTGTGTTCCCGTCTGAAAAGTGGGCACTTTATAACACCAAATAACACCTGATAACACCTAATAACACCTAATAACACTTTAGAACACCATTGAACACTTTGTAAGTTCGTGATATGGTAAAATTGTAGAAGTGTGAAAAGCAATCGGTCTTTTCGCTTCTCCTTTCTTTTGCGGGGCTGCAGCGTCATGGCTGTGGCTTCGATTTGGTTGAGGGCATACCATTTCATTGCGATCATGAAGCTCTCCGTCGGTTGGTTCTACCCGTGTGAACGTGATCACCAATGGAACCAGACCAAGTGCACATGGTCACATACAGAGGCTGGACAGCTAAAAACTGTCTGGCCTTTTGTATTACCAAAAAGGGAAAGGAGACAGGAGAAAATGGCGCGCGATTTTGCGGAAGCCTTCTATCACTCGGCAGCATGGAAGCATTGCCGCGCATCATTCATTAAGCATCGTCAGTCTGTCGATGGCGGGATTTGTGAGCGGTGCCATGTTCGTCCAGGCAAGATCATCCATCACAAGATACATTTGTCACCTGACAACATTGACGATCCAGATGTATCACTGTCGTTCGACAACCTGATATATGTGTGCCATGAGTGTCACAATATCATCCATGGATACGCGCCTGATCTGCCGGTCGGCATGGTCCGTTATGAGTTCGCGCCTGACGGAACGCCCGTTCCGATCCCGCACGCTGACTCCCCCCGTAAAAATTTTTGAAAAATTTCCGGACGGACACCGCCCGCCTACCTTCCTTTGATGCACAGGCGATTTTTGAGCCCTACCCTTCAAACAGGCAAAAGTAAAGCAAAGAAAGAGAGAAGAACTTCTATGATGGACAAAGAAAAGAGAGTTAAGAAAGAGGAGCGAAGACTTCTCAAAATTTACAAAGACATAGAGCCGAAACGCAAGGCAACGGTCATCGGACTGATCCAGCGGATGGCGTATATGCGGATCACTCTGGAAGATATGGAAAAAGACATCGACGAGAACGGTTTTGTCGAGATGTTTTCTCAGAGTGAAAAGACGGAACCGTACGAAAGGCAGCGGCCCGTCGTAAATTTTTACAATACGATGAACACATCATACCAGAAGGCAATCAAGCAGCTGACGGACCTTCTCCCGAAACAAACCGACAAGCCGAAAGCTGACGATGATGGCTTCGATGATTTTGTAAACGCCCTGGATGATTAAGTACAGCGAAGACTTCAATCCCATTCTGGAGTATTGGGAGAAGATCCAAAGCGGGGAGGAAGTAGTCTCAAAGAAAATCAGAAAGACATACGAAAAACTCGCACATGATGTCGCTGAGCCCGCAGAATGGTTTTATTCGGCCAAAAGAGCAAATCATGTAATAGAGTTTGCCGAGAACTTTTGCCGGCATTCTAAGGGCAAATACGGCGGTCAGAGAGTGATTCTGGAGTTGTGGGAAAAGGCACTTCTGGCAGCAGTCTTTGGATTCGTCGACATTGAAGGAAACCGAAAATACCAGGAGGCAATCCTGATCGTCGGAAAGAAAAACGGGAAGTCGCTCATTGCTTCCGTCATCGGGCTGTACATGCTGACAGCTGACGGAGAACCGGGCCCTGAAGTGTATGCCGTGGCGACCAAGAGAGAACAGGCAAAAATCATCTGGCAGGAAGCAAAAAGGATGGTTGCCAAGAGTCCTGTATTGGCTAAGCGGATCCGTTCACTTGTCGGCGAGCTGGATGCTGATTTCAATGACGGAGTGTTTAAACCCCTTGCCTCCGATAGCAACACATTGGATGGCTTGAACATTCACTGCGGCCTGATGGACGAGGTGCACCAGTGGCGATCCGGGAAAGCACTGTACGATATCATAGCCGATGGTGTTACCGCCAGGGAGCAGCCGTTGATTTTCATTACATCCACGGCGGGAACGATCCGGGAAGACATCTATGATCAGAAGTATGACGAAGCAAAACGGATCATAGATGGATACGGAGACCCGAACGGATACCATGATGAGCGAGTGATCGCTTTTGTATATGAACTGGATAAACGAGAAGAATGGATGGATCCAGCATGCTGGCGGAAAGCCAACCCGGGCCTGGGTACAATCAAAAATCTTTCTACATTGTCAGAAAAGGTTGAAAGAGCAAAGAAGAACCCGCTCCTGGTTAAAAACCTTGTGTGTAAGGAATTTAACATTCCGGAAACATCGGCGGAAGCATGGCTCACGGCAGAACAGGTGATCAACCCGGCACGATTCGATCCGGCGGAATTGAAACCCCGATATGGAATCGGCGGAACCGACCTGTCAAAAACGACTGACCTGACTGCTGCGAAAGTGATCTTTCAGGTGCCCGACGACGACCGGATATATGTGCTGCAGATGTACTGGATGCCGGCAGAACTTGTCGAGACTCGGGTGAAAGAAGACCATATCCCGTACGATGTATGGATAGAGCAAGGTTTTATGCGGACATGTGAGGGAAACCAGATCAGCTACAAGGACGTAACTGCATGGTTTGTTGAAATTCAACAGAAGTATGACATATACCTTTACAAAGTCGGGTATGACTCCTGGTCTGCAAAGTACTGGGTGGAAGACATGGAAAACGCGTTTGGCAAAAATGTTATGGTGCCGATCATTCAGGGACCAAAGACATTGTCCGGTCCCACTAAGTCACTCGGCGCAGACCTGGAAGCCAAAAAGATTGTTTACAATGACAACCCGATAGACAAGTGGTGCCTGTTTAACACAGCAGTAGAAGTTGATAAAAACGACAATATCAGGCCGATAAAGACCAGTGTGCCGACAAGGCGCATAGATGGCACGATGGCTCTTTTGGATGCATACGTTGTATATAAAGACTATCTGAGTGACTATCAGAGTGTGATTTAAAGGAGGTAGAGGAACATGGGTTTGCTCGACAGGTTCCGAGGAAGGGAACCTACTAAACTGAATACTGTTGCAAAGCCAAACGAAGGAAGCAGGATCTCCATGGTGACAACCTGGGGAGAGTACTACTATTCCTGGAATGGGAAGCTGTATCAGTCGGACATTGTCCGGTCGTGCATGCGTCCATATACGCAGGCAGTCGGAAAGCTTGTCACGAAGCACATCCGCAACGATCCGAAGAACGGCCTTCAGGTCAATCCTCGTGTCAATATCGCGATGCTGCTCAAATATCCTAATCCGATCATGACCGCACAGCAATTTCAGGAAAAAATGGCAGCACAACTGCTTCTGAACAATAACGCTTTTGCTCTCGTTCTCAGGGATGAGTCCGGGATCCCGTGCGGCCTGTATCCGATTCCATGCGTAAACGCTGAGGCTGTTTACGATAAACAGGGAACGCTGATTCTGAAATTCACGTACAGGAACGGAAACACGAACGCTTTTTACTACAGCGATATCGTACATCTCCGGAGGGATTTCGGGGAAGACGAAATTTTTGGGTCAAACCCGGGTCCTGCTCTCGCTCAGCTGATGGAATGCGTCGGTGTGATCGACCAGGGGATTGTGAAGGCAATCAAAAACAGTTCGATCATTCGATGGTTGCTGAAGTTCACGTCTTCCATGCGCCCGGAAGACATCAAGAAGAATGTAAAGGAATTCGTTGACAATTATTTGTCCTATGAGTCTGAGAGCTTCGGGGCTGCTGGTGTTGATGCAAAGGTTGAAGCCAAGCAGATCGAGCCGAAAGACTATGTTCCGAACGCAGCCGTCACGGACAGGATCACGGACAGGGTTTATTCGTTTTTCAGCACCAACAAGAAGATCGTGCAGAGCGAATACACAGAAGATGAATGGAACGCATACTATGAAGCGGAAATCGAACCTTTCGCCGTACAATACGGCGCTGTGCTGACAAGCAGGCTGTTTTCCAGAAAAGAGATCAGTTTCGGAAATGAGATAGTATGTGAAGCCAGCAATCTGCAGTGTGCATCCATGGCCACAAAGCTGAATCTGGTGCAGTTCCTGGACAGGGGCATTATGAATGCCAACGAGATTCGTGCCGTGCTTAATCTTCCGCCGATCCCCGGCGGCGATGTGTACGTCCGGAGGCTGGACACTGTTCCGACAGAGCAGCAAGAGCAAAGCAACAACAATGAAACAGTTTTCGATAACGATTGGAGGTGAGACAGATGGCGAAGCATAAGATCAATATTCGAGGCAGCATCATTCCGAACGATTACAAATGGTTCTATGACTGGTTTGGCGAGGACAGCACCTGTCCAAGGGATGTGCAGTCGGTTCTTGATATTGTCATGCCCGGAGACGACATTGATGTTTATATCAATTCTCCCGGCGGTGTAATTGATGTTGGATCCGAGATATACACTCTCCTGCGGCTGGCCAGTGAACACTGCAATGTCAGGAACCACATCACTGGCGAAGCTTGTTCTGCAGCGTCTGTCATCGCCTGTTCCGCTTATTGCGAGATGGCACCAACAGCCCTTATGATGGTGCACTGTGTTTCTTCCGGGATTCGCGGGAACCATTCCGACATGGAGCACATGGCGGAGGTCCTGCGGACAGCTGATCGGGCGCTCTGCACGGCATACACGGCAAAAACCGGCATGACCGAAGAAGAGGCGCTTGACATGATGGAGCGCGAAACCTGGCTTACAGCCGAACAGGCGAAAGACCGGGGCCTTGTAGACGAAATCATGTTTGAGGAAAAAGAAGTCCTGCCGATGACGGCGGCTTTTGGCCTTTTCAAGCTGCCGACAAAGGATCAGATGGACCGGGCACGGGCTATGATGGGCGAAACCATTGAACCTGTAGGCGAAGGAACCGCCAACGGGTACGATGATGCAATAAGACGCACGAAAGAGATCAACCAGCTGCGCATGGCAGCCGGACGCAACCCGATGAGATAAAGTTACTCCGACAGGGACGAATGGAGCCCTGCCGCTAACCTGAAAAAATTACAGGAGGAAAAAAAGATGAAGTACAAAGACTATCTCGACCAGAGACAGGCGCTTATGAACGCGCTTCAGGAACTCATTGACAATGGCGCTCCGGATGAGGAGTACAACGCCAAGAAGGCAGAGATCGAGGCTCTTGACCAGAAATGGGAGGCTATCTGCCAGAGACAGGCAGATCTGAATGCACTGTCTGACAGCCAGAGCACTGTTAATGTGCAGGCCCTGGGCGGTCTCAATATCGAGGATGCTGTCCCGGCTGCTTCTGCCAACATGGGACCGGTAGCCGCAAAGGCTGACGATCCGGCAGAAATGCGGAAATCTGATGCTTATGTGAATGCATGGGCAAAACAGATGATGGGCAAGCAGCTGACAGCTGACGAGCAGGCGCTTGTAAGCATGGTCAACGCTTACACCCATACAACTGGCAACACCGGCCTTGTGATTCCTGAGACCGTAGCAAGCGGCATCTGGGATATGGTCGAGGAGCTGTATCCGCTGTGGGCTGATGTGCAGAAGACATACGTAAACGGCAACTACACCGTTCCGATCTCTGACACATCCTCTGCAGCTGCATGGTACGATGAAGCGACCGCCACGGCTGACGGAACTGAGACTTTCCGTTCCCTGACGCTGACCGGATGCGAGCTGGCAAGAGCGATCACCGTTTCCTGGAAACTGCGTGAGATGGCTGTTGCTGATTTCATTCCGTTCATCCAGAAGAAACTGGCTCAGAAGATGGGCGCGGCTCTTGGCTATGGAGTGTCTAACGGCAAAGGACAGCCGGGTGTTGGTGACACCTTCAAGCCGGAACCGAAAGGCATCATCACTGAGCTGAAGGCCGAAACCAGCACTCCGCAGGTTGTGGAGTATGATGCGGATGATGGTGTTACTTACACCGATCTGACTGCGGTTCGTGCCAAAGTCACCATCGGAACCAACGTTCTTGCCTTCTACGCGAATGCGGCTACCATCTGGACGCAGCTCGCAAATGTGAAAGACCAGAACGGCAGACCGATCATGATCGCGGATCCCGCTGCCGGCGGAATCAACCGCATCTTCGGCATCCCGGTCAAGGAAGATGATTCCATGACCGCTGGTGAGATCCTGCTTGGCGCTCCTGGCGTTGGCTACATTGCAAACGTCAATAAGGACATGAGCCTCCAGACCGAGGAACACGCAAAAGCCCGTACCGCTGACTACTGCGCTTATGCAATTGTCGATGGCGGCGTTCTCTCCACCAAGGCATTTGCCCTCCTTGTAGCGGGGGAATAACAGCCCTCGCCGACACGGATAAGGATGGCGAGTACAGTGAGGCCGAACTCAATGCTTTGACGAAAGCCAAAATCGCTGCACTCGCGTCTGAGTTGGGGTACGAGGGCGTTACATCCGATATGACGAAAGCTGAAATGATCACTGCTTTCCTTGAAGCTCAGACAGCTGCAGGAAGCGATAGCGGAGATTCTGGAACAGACCTACAGGAAGGAGCGTGATCTAAATGGTCACGCTGGTAATTCCTGAAGGATATGTACAGAAGATGCTTAACGCTATTCGCGTAAGCAGTACAGAGCTGTCAATCGAAGAAGTAACAGACTTAATCTATGCGGCGGCGAATGACATAAACCGGCAGGGCGTCAAGGTGATTGACCTTGAAGATCCACTCACAAAACAGGCGGTAAAACTCTACATCAAAGCAAATTATGGCTATGATGCAGAGCAAGACCGCTTTAGAGTGGCGTACGAAGCCCTGTCGGCGGCTATGGCTTTGAGTGGTGACTATGAGGAGGATGATCCGGATGATGGTTGAAAGATGCATTCTCAGGTATGTCACCAACGAAAAAAACGCCAATGGCTTTCCTGTCGAGATTCAATCAAGCACGGAAGTGTTCTGCCGCGAGAAGTCTGTCACCCGCACGGAATTCTATGACGCACATAGAGCTGGATTCACTATTGCTCTTGTTCTGGAGATCAGACAGGAGGACTGGGAGCTGACACAGCACACGGTCAACGGAAGAAAAGTCTATGCCACCAAGGTCATATTTGACGGAGGGGCATACGACATTGTCCGGACATACAAAAACGATAGATCAATGATACAGCTTATGTGCAGTTAAGGAGGTGCAGGCATGAATGTCAATCAAAAAATGACAGCCGCGCTCTCCGACATAGTTGACGGCAACATCTGGCCGTTGGTTAAGCCTGCCAACGAAGATCCGGATGTATTTATTGTGTACAACAGTCAAGGTGATTACGCCGATCTGGGTGACAATCAAGACCTTGAATGGGAACACAATATGCAGGTCCACTGGTATGCCAAGGGACACGCCGATTACATTACGCCTAGGAAACAGATACGAGATGCACTCCGGCAGCATGGATTTCTTGTTACCGGAATGCCGTATCTGACCTATGAAGCAGTAAACGGAGAGTCGAGCCAGGGAACGCAAACAGGCTACACTCACATGACGATCACCTGCATCATAGATGAGGAGGATTGACATGGCGAGCATAACAGTTAATGGCTTTGATGATGTTCTCAAAAAACTGGAAAAGTTGAGCGACAAGTCCAAGGTTGATGAGATAGCAAAGAAAGCTGTAAATGCTGCGAAAGGGTCACTTCTTTCCAGTACGAAATCGGCAGTTGCTTCTTCTGAATATGGAACACGCTCGACCGGATCCGTTGCATCCTCAATTTCGGCAACAGATGCGAAAGTGAATCAATATGGTGTGTTTGCTGTTGCGAGACCGACAGGAAGAGACGCAAGAGGCGTTTCAAATGGTGCAAAAGCCGGATTCCTGGAATATGGCACTCCGACGATGGCGGCGCGTCCATGGAGAGACACAGCAGCATCTTCCGCTGAATCATCGTGCAAGAGTACGATGGAGAACATAGTCAAAGCAGAGATGGAACTGGAATAACTATACCGGCACGCAAATGAGAGCGTGTCGTTAACCAAAAAAAGTTTATTGGAGGAAAATAAAATGTCGAAAAAAGGTATTGAATATGCTGTTTTTGGTATTCTCGACGAGGTTACCGGAAATTATACTTCCGGAAGATACCTGTCTCCTGTAGCAGGATACAATGGAACACCGTCCAATTCTAATGTGAAGGATTATGGTGACAACCGTGTGGTTGAAACCGATAAGTCTACCACTGGTGGAACGCTGTCTGTTGAACTCAACAATGATTCCGCAGACATTTACACAATGCTGCTTGGTCACACTCAGGATTCTGGTCTGATCATCCATAATGCGGACGATGTTGCTCCGTATGTGGGTACTGGCGCGATCGGCCGTGAAGGCAGCAGCTATGTTGCTAAATTCTACACTAAAGTCCAGTTCTCTGAGCCGAACGATGAGAACACCACGAAGCAGGAGAACACCACTTTCAACCATGTTACACTGGAAGGTGACATCCTTGTTCCGGAAAACGGCATCTGGAAGAAACAGAAAAGATTCGACTCTCTGAGTGCTGCCAAGACATGGCTGAACGGCCTTGTGAATATCTCTGAGGCAGATGACCATGTTTACACTCAGGAAGAACTGGATCCGATGTCTGTTGCAGAGATCAAAGCCATTGCTGCACATCGTGAGTATCCGGCCATCACGGCTACTTCTCATGATGAAGTGATCACTGCCTTCCTTGCTGCTCAGAACGGTAATGGCTGATAACATCTTACGCAAAGAAAGGAGTAACACTCAATGAGTGATTTACAACCGAGAGGCATCCCGGTTACTATCGCAGGCGTGGAGAGGCATTTCCTCTTCACGTTTGCGGCCATAGATGAGATACAAGACCATTTTGACAAGCCATTACCTGAGATCATTGGATTGTTGTCTGATGAAAGAATGGTTTATAAGGTGTCTGGTTATATCGTGACAACGCTTATCAATGATGAGATCGTCAGGAATGACGGCAAAGGTAAGGGAGCCGAGCTTATGCAGATAATGCGATCACTGGATCTTTCGATGCTGAAATATGTGGTCACGAGCATTCTGAAAGCGTATGGCGTCTCTGTGCCGGAGCCGGACGAAGAAGAAGACGACGGAGTCGATGATGATCCTGGTAAGCTGAACATTGCACGACTTCTTCATATTGGCACGACAAAACTGGGATACACAGAAGCAGAAGTATTTGCGATGACACCGAGAAAATTTTTCGCACTCTACAACGAATACCTGGAAATCAACGGACTGAATAAAGATACTGATGGTAGTAGCATAAGTGACCTACCTTGATCAATTTTACATGGCGCCTACGTTAATTCGTGGGCGCCTTTATTTTGTATGAAGGAGAAATAATCAAATGGCAAACAAAATCGGAATCGTCCTGGCACTCGATGGTGAAAAAGAGTTTGCCAATGGTATGAAGTCCGCGAGAGAATCCGCGAAGCTGTTTGACCAGGAGCTGAAGAATCTGGAAAGCGAATACAAGGGCAATTCAAATTCTTTGGAGGCACTGACAAAGAAGCAGGATCTTCTCCGGCAAAAACAACAGGCTTACAATCGCCAGCTTGATTCGGCGAAGAGCGGCCAGAAGAATGCGATCAAGAACTACCAGGACGCCACAAAGAACCTTGACAAATTAGAAAAAGAACTGGATGAAGCACGGCAGGCCATGAAACGCATGGAGGATGCCGGCGACACTTCCAGCAAAGCATACAGAGACCAGGCGAAAGCTGTTGAGGCTCTGGAAAAGAAAGTCTCCAAACAGGCAGACGAACAGGCGAAGGCATCAACCAATATCACAAAGTGGGATACTGCCGTTGCAAAAGCCAATGGCGATGTAAAGAAGATCAACACAGAAGTTGATAAGAACAGCAGGTATGTGAAGGAAGCATCCCAGTCAGCAGACAAGTGCGCAACGTCCATCGACAATATGGGAAATGAGATGGATGAGGCAGCAGGTAACGCTGACAAGATGGGCGGAAGCTTCAAAGACGCCATTTCTGTCATGGCCGGTAACTTGATGTCAAAAGGCATTGATATGCTTGTTACCGGGCTGAAGGATGCGGCGAAATATGTCGTTGAAGTCGGCTCAAGGTTTGAGGCATCCATGAGCAAAGTAGAGGCCCTTTCCGGCGCGTCTGCAGAACAGCTTGCACGCCTGTCCGATAAAGCGAAAGAGCTCGGATCCAGTACGATGTTCAGCGCGTCTGAAGTCGCTGACGCCTTCGGCTATATGAGTCTCGCTGGTTGGGACACAGAATCCATGCTGCAGGGCATTGACGGCGTCCTGAACCTTGCCGCCGCATCTGGTATGGACCTGGCAAGCGCATCCGACATGGTTACAGACTACTTGAGCGCATTCAGCCTTACAGCCGCAGATGCCTCCCACATGGTTGACATGCTCGCATATGCTCAGGCCAACAGCAACACGACCACTCAACAGCTTGGTGATGCATTCGGAAACTGTGCAGCCAACATGAACGCAGCCGGTCAGGACATGGAAACTACGACCGCCATTCTGGAAGCGTTTGCAAATCAGGGTATTAAAGGCTCTGAGGCAGGTACGAAGCTGTCGGCAATCATGCGTGATATTACCGCAAAGATGAAAGACGGCAAGATCCAGATCGGCGATACGGCTGTGGCCGTTACAGATGCGAATGGTAATTTCCGCGATCTGACGGATATCCTGGCTGATGTCGAATCCGCAACAAACGGAATGGGAGACGCTGAGAAGGCTGCTGCCTTGTCCGCCACATTCACAAGCCGTTCTGTTGGTGGTCTGAACATGATCCTGAATGAAGGTGTTGGAAACATCGCTGCATATGAACAGGCATTGAGAAATTCAGACGGCGCAGCGTCGGACATGGCAGCTACAATGCAGAATAACTTTTCCGGAGCAGTAAAGGATCTTGATAGTAAAGTTGAAAGCCTTGGTATTGCAGTATGGGAAAAGATACAAGGACCGATCACAGGAGCAGTAGAAACGCTGAGTGAAATCATAAGCGGGATCACAAGCCTAATCACTCCAGAGCAGACAGCACTTGAGAAGTTTATCGATGATATTGGTAAAGCAAATGAAGCTGTCCAGCAATCAATTGAGCATGCTCGCTCTACAGTTGAATCAGGCGAAGCAAAAGCTGCTGAAATCACAGCATATGGCGAAGAGATAGGAAGTATACTGGAGCAATGTGAACAGTTCAATCAGGTGACGCTTGAAAACGGCGAAACAGCAATTATCGATTCTGCCGGAAACATTGTAACAGAAGGCTTTGAGCCAATTGCCACAGAAGCAAAGTCTACGGAAGAAATAATAGACACATTTGCATCCGGAGGATTGAACACAGAAGGGATTATTTCCAGTGCAAATGATGCAAAAACGAACATCGGTTATATTTCTGAAAAAGTAGACAGTGTCGGAGAAACGCTTAAAGGATTTAATCGATACAAGATAAACACCAGTGCCATAGAAGCAGGAAAAACTGCCGTTGTACAGATATTCAACGATATGAACGAGGTGGTTGGCACTGTTCAGACCAATATTGGCGATACCGGGAAAGTATCGATTCCAACAGACACGATCGGCGAGGGCACAACCGCAATTATAACTTGCTTTGATGATACCACAGGTTCTGTTGAAAGATTCAAAACAAGTGTTGATGCTCTTGCACAAGGTTCTGTTGATTTGTCAACTATTACAACCGAGTTTGAACGAGTTCAGGACAGTATTACAACCACATATCATATCACGGACGAATTTACAAAGATAAAGATTGACACTATGGTGTCCGCTCTTGGAGATTCTGTTCAAGGACTCGCAGAAGCATGGGATTCACAGACTGGGACGCTAAGAGCGTCAAAAGAAGAGTTGGAAGACTGGTTCGATACAGCAAAACAGGTTGCAATGAATTCGGCTCTTCAGTCTGCGATAAATGAACTATATTCAGCCTGGGGAGATGCTGCCGTAAATATGGCAAAAGCAAACAGTGCTGTCAACACTGCTTTAAAAGAATTCAACGAAGAAGCTGGAACATCATTTAAAACAGCAGAGGAAGCACTTGATTGGATGAACAATGCTGAGACTGGATGGTATGATACCGCAGTCGCATTGAATGACGCAGTAGACAAACAGGACGCCGCTGCTGAATCCATGAGAAAAGCTGATAAAGAAATCCACACAACAGCAGACAGCTTAAAAGGTGTGGTTGAGGGGCTAGGCGATGAAAGCTCTGCGGCAGAATCTGCAGCAGAAAGCAACGATGGATTGGCTGAGTCATTTTCTAATCTCACAGAAGACCAGGAAAAAGCCATATCTGCATTCCAGGAGATGTCTGGTAAAACAGGCGCTGAGATTGCGGCGATGCAAAGCCAGTTGAATATGTCCAATGAGGATTTCGCAAATTGGTGTACGCAACGGGCAGAAGAAACGAAGCAGGTAATTGATGCATATCAGAAACTGGTTGAAAGCGTGGCACAGTCCATGCATGAGTTCGCAACGGCAATAGATACATCTGGCGAAGAAGGTTCCAGTGCAATCGATAACATGGTAAGCAACCTGACTGCGAAAACGACAGAGTTGCGGACATGGGTCGATAACATGAAGACTCTCGGCCAGATGGCCGGCAGGGAACTTCCACAGGGTCTGTATGATGAATTGCTGCAGGGCGGTCCGGCAAAGACGGCAGAAGCTGTTCAGGCTCTTGTAGATGCGGCTCAGAACGAAACAGGAAAGTTTGAAGAAGTCGCTAACCAGTACAATGAAGCACTGACTATTGAAGCAGAGGCCGGAAATCTTGCTCAATATTCCTCCACTGGTAAAGCGTATGCGGAAGCCGTCAAAGAAGGTTTTGTCGGTTCCCAGGCAGACTATGAAGCGGCTGTTGCTGAAACCATGGAAAATGGCGCTTCTGCAGCTCAAGAAGCGACAAGCGGATATACAGAAGCAGGTGCTCAAGCCACAGACAATCTGGCAAGTGGGCAGGAATCTGAGGCAAGCGCTGTTGCAAGTGCTTCGCAGGCTGTTGTTGAAGGCGGTGTGAGCGCTGCAAACACTGCAATTGAGATGTTTAAAGAAGCAGGTCGCCTTGGAATGATATCACTTTCCATAGGTATGAACTCCCAGAAAGATTCAGTTGCAAGGAATGCAACAAGTATTGTAAGCAATGCAAAGACACAAGCGGACACCACTGCAAAAACATTTAAGGATACCGGTTCCGCGGCCGGATCCAGTTTCACGAGCGGGCTCAACAGTCAGAGAGGCGCTGCTGTATCGGCCGGGGCCGCTGTTGCGTCTGGAGCAAAAATGGCGGCTGCAACTTACCAGAACAGCTTTTACAGCATCGGTTCTTTCATGGGGCAGGGCCTGAGTCAAGGTATAATGGCGCAAGCCGGAAACATCGCTAGAGCGGCTGCGGCTGTTGTGTCGAACGCTCTGGCAGCGGCAAGGGCAGCAGGTGCTATTTCGTCTCCGTCGAAAAAATTCCGCGATAAAGTCGGTAAAGAAATCGGTGCAGGTGTTGCATGGGGTATCAAACTCAGCGGAAACCTGACAACTGAAGCAGCAGAGTCCATGGTCGGAAACGTGCTTGCGTCAATGAAGAAGAAACTGAAGGGGGCGAAATCCTCTGAAATTTCTTATGCATGGCTGCAGACGGCACAGCAGATGATAAAGACCGGTTTCGGTATCAACAAACTGGATGAAAAAGGTAATGCTAAGAGCATAGAGACATATTACAAGGATGTCTTCAGCCAGGCATCAAACTTTATGAGTAATCTGCAGGTGCTGTATAACGTTTCTGAAGAGAATCAGCTTACATACTGGAAGAAAGTACAGTCCTCCATGAAACGCGGCACACAGGCGTGGTATGACGCGACAGCAAAGGTCAGATCGCTTCAGGCTGACATTAAAGAGGCCCAGAGAGAGCAGGCTGAGAAGGAACTGGAAGAAGGGCAGGCAATGCTTGATGCTCAGCGCGAGCAGTACGAGAACATCATGGATGCCGCCGATAATTATATGGATTTCCTGCAGAGAAAGCAGAATGTTTCCATCAAGAAAGAACTCGAATACTGGAAGACAATCCGCAAGGCTTTGAAATCCGGAACTGACGCATACAATGACGCCACTAACAAGATCAAGAATCTGGAAAACCAGATCGGATCCGTGTCGAACGCAGAAAAGATCCTGAGCATTTACAAGACATATTTTGCCATGACAGCCGGAGAAGAGGTCGAGTATTGGGATCTTGTACGGAAGTCCTATGCGGCAGGCACTGAAGAGCGAATCACAGCTGATCAGAAGTATCTGGATGCAAAGAAGAACTACACAGAAAAACTCAAGGGATTCGAGGAAGAATACGCAGAGGCCGTCTCAGACGTACAAAAGCGCATCGCTGAAGGCGTCGATGAGCTCAACAAGAAATACGAGGACGCTGTCAAACAAAGAGCAGAGGACATTGCAGGTGCGTTTGATCTGTTCGATGCATTTGAAAGCACGAGCCCTGATGGCAAGACGCTTTTGTTCAACATTGAGAGCCAGGCTGCAGGATATGAGTTCTGGACAGATGAAATCTCAAAATTGGAAGACAGAGGTATCTTGTCTGAAAAGCTTCTGCAGGAAATCATCGACAAAGGACCTGAAGCTGTTGCGGATGTCTTTGCTCTGAATTCCCTTACAGATGAAGAACTCGAACGATACCAGACAGCCTATGATAAGAAGTGGGATATCGCACTCAAACAGTCCGAGAAAGAAAACGAAGGACTGAAGAAAACCGTCGAGAAAGAGATTGAAGAACTCCAGAAAGACGGAGATCTCGAACTCAAGAAACTGAGAGACAACTTCGACGCCAATACGAAGAGCCTGTCCGGTACGCTTTCAGAAGGATTGAAGACGCTTGCATCAAATATCCGGAACATTGCGGATGATGAAGTTGCCGTACTCACGACAGCCATCAGAGACGCGAGAGCTTCTGACACAGACACTGCAGGAAGCATCGGAGGAAATGTCAACTCAGGAACAGCCTCAGTTGCTCCTGTGGAAGAAAAAACAGGCAGCGGGGATGCGCTGAGGGATGCCGCACTGGAAATCATCACGGCTGGAGCCGGAAGGTCAAGATCTCTCACAGAAGCGGAACAGAAAAATTCCGGATTGTTCAAGCATATCGTACAGAATTACGGCGTCACGCCAACAAATGCCATGTACAAGGCTTTGGCCGGAATGTTCGGTGTGGCTATCGCCGGGATAGATCCAAGCTATCAGGAGAAGAAAAAGATCCTTGAAGCCATGACATCGCATGGACTCGCATCCGGAACAAAGAACCTGAGAAAGCCGTTTGCGTGGATGGATGAGATGGGGCTTGGATCTGAATTGATTGTCCGTAAGTCGGACGGCGCAATCCTCAACACAGCAGTGCAGATGGGTGATGCGATTATTCCGGCAGACCTGACGAATAATCTGTATAAGTGGGGCGCGATAGATCCGGATAGTATTCCTCATGTAATGAGCACCAATGCGATGAATGCGCGGCTTGAAACCGGGTATCGGGCTATGACATCATCCAGAGCAGGCCAGGACGAGCGCATCGACACCATGCTGATGCTTATGGAACGATTCATGCCATTCCTGGCCGAAAGACCGGAGCTCATAATCGACGGCAAGAAACTTGTGTCTGCTACTTCTGATTACACCAATCAGGACATGCTGATGCGGAGTAGGAGGTACAGAGGATGACAATAAACAATGTTAATGTAAGCACATACAATGCGAAGCAGAGAACAGTATCGTTCTACCAGCACAACACGATCCAGGGATACAGCGAATGGCTCCCTGGGTCGCCAGTGCCTTATCTGTCTAACCAGTACATCCGGATGAAGCCGTTCACGGTCACGCTATGGGTGTATGGCGCGAACAGGGAAGCAATCAGCCAGAATGTATCTTTGATTCTTTCTAAGCTGCTTGTACCTGTCGACCTTACGCTTGATGGATTCACACACAAGTTCAGAGGAACGCTTAAGTCTCACAAGGAGACAGAAGGCTCTGTCGGATCCGTTAACCGGTGGCACGTTCTGGAGCTCACGTTTGAAGGATATGAATATGGCTCTGATATCGTGTTCTCCGGCACCGGTTCTGTGGTTGTCTCGAATCCTGGAAACATTGTCAGTCCTGCTGCCGTTGAGATCACAACAACGGTCAGCGCCGCTTCTGTCAATCTGACAGGCGTATGCAGGGATCTTTATACTGGCGATGATATTCCGTGTGTTATTCCGGATGTAACTGCCGGCAAGACGGTCCGCATGGACACACTGACAGGAAAAGTTACACAGCAGGGATATCCGAAAGATGTCGATATTTGGACGCTTCCTTCATTTAAGCCAGGGAACACAACGGTTACATGCAGTAACTCCAACTGCTCGATTGTGATCGTCCTGAGGCCGTTCTACATGTAAACAAAACCATACAAAGAGAGGAGAAAAATTATGACACTGAAGATCATGGACATTCTTATCAAGGCAACTCAGCTCAACGCGCTCAGCAAGAAGAAACTCCCGTTCAAGGTCAGCTATGCGATCAGCAGGAACAAGGACAAATTCATGAAAGAAGCAGAACGCTACGATCGTGAAAGACTCAGGCTCTGTGAGGTGTATGCGGACAAGGACAAGGACGGCAAAGCCATGACTGCAGAGCGCGAAAGAGAAGACGGATCTAAAACAAAGGAATATATCTTCTCTGCCGAAAACAGACAGGAATTCGAGAAGGAACTGAATGACTTCAGAGATACTGAGCTGGACATCGACATTATGACCATCAAACCAGATGATCTGGAGAAGGTAGATCTGTCCGATAAGTTTGACGCACTGTCTGCCGATGATCTTGACATGATTTACTTCATGATTGACGAATGATTTTAATGGAGGTGCGAGATGTTAAAAGTCTACGACACCAATTTTTTCTTTGTTACAAATTTCAATAACTATAAGGATCTGGAAGTGGTGAGCGAATTGTCTAACGGTGACAAGACGCTCACTTTTACGTATATCGGTAAACAGACAGATATCCTGAACGAATACTACATCGAAACAGAAGATGATTTCTTTGTGGTGAAGGAAGTTAATCCTGGCGAAGGAAGCACGCAGTATCTCTGCAAACTGAATCTGGAAGCGCTTGAGGCATCCATGTTCAGACAGTTCACAGCCGCGAACAAAACCATCACAGAGGCAGCAGCCTTGGCTTTGGCAGGAACCGGATGGACGGTATCGACCGCGATCACGAAGACCAGAAGTGTACAGCAGTTCAAAAAGACACCTCTGGAGATGCTTTACAAGATCCGAGATGCCTTCATGTGTGAGATATGGTTTGACACGAAAAACAAGGTTGTTCACTACGATGAGACAATCGGATCTGATAAGGGCGTGTACTTCCGCCGTGAGCTGAACCTGAAATCGCTCGATGCCACTCTGGACAGCTATGACTATTACACCAGGCTGGTCCCGTTCGGCAAGGATGGCATGGAGATCGATAACGATGGTAAGAACTATGTGGAAAATTATCAGTATTCCAGTAAAGTCAGAACACTGATATGGGAGGACACTTCCTACGAGGATGCGGATGCGCTGAAAGAAGACGCGACCAAGAAGCTGAATGACCTGTCAAAGCCGAAACGCTCATACAGTGTGTCGGTCAGAGATATGGCTAAGCTGTCATCTGATTACGACATCCTGGCCTACGAACTCGGCGACACGATCTATATCGTGGATGAGCTGACAGGCGTGAAAGAAAAACAGCGCATTGTCAAAATCACAGAGCATCCGGATGATCCATACGAGAACCAGATCGAGCTTTCAAACACTATCCTGTCATGGGAAGAGTTTAATGCTGCACTGAAGGCTGCCGCCGATGCCTGGGAAGATGTCGTGCAGACCGACGGCACAATCGACGGCGGAAAGATAACCGGCAACGTAAACGGCATATATGTGCATGGGGTCCAGGTCGGAGATGTCGTAGGGATAGATGTTGAGATCCAGAACGGCATTGACAGCAGCGACACGATCAGTTCGATGCAGAGCGGCATAAGCACGAACGCTCAGAACATCAATGGCGTGTTTAATGATCTCACTGCCACAAACGCGAGAATTGGTACTGTAGAGGCCACATATCTGAAAGCTGCAGATGCAGAGATCGAGTATGCAAAGATTACGAATCTGAATGCGACAGAGGCAAGGATTGGAAACCTTGAAGCAGACTATGGCACCTTCAAGAGCGTGACAACAGGCGAGATCAGTGCGGCTTACGCTGATATCGATGCGCTCGATGCCGGCTATGCAAACATCAAGACACTTCTGTCTGGGACGGCTGTCACAGGTGACTTGCACACGATCATGCTGAATGCATCAAACACCACGGTTGACACAGCATTCATCCATAATCTGATCGTACAGAACGTGGTGGCTTCGGACATCTTTGGTAATCGGATCAGCACAACGGATTTCACTGTTGGGAGCGATTCCGGCAATCTGGAGATAAGCGACAATACCATAGCGATCAAAGATAACAATGATAATGTTCGCATCCAGCTCGGAGAAGATGCGCATGGTGACTACAACCTGCTGATCTATGACTCCACAGGAACCGGCCTTCTGTTTGGCCCTGCCGGCGTCACAGAAAGCGGTATCGCTGATGGATTGATCAAGAACGCAAAGATTGCCAGTGATGCAAACATTTCAGCCAGCAAACTGGACATTCAGAGTTTGTTCACAGCGATGAATGGAAGCAACTACTCATTGAATTCCAGTAAGATCTACCTGGACGAACAGCAGCAGTCTCTGACGGTCGCATTCGCCAACATGAGCAACAGTGTAAACACTGCAAACGGTAACGCATCGGATGCGGTAGCAACGGCAAATGCGGCGAACAGCACGGCTCAGACGGCGCTGGCGGTCATCCAGGGCATTTCAACACTGGATGCTCTCGGTGCTTCGCTGACGAACGATGCTCATGTAGTGCACACGCTTCCTGACGGATCAGGCGGCGTATACACAAACGCAAACACAAAGATCACCGTTTACCTGGGTGATACGGACGTCAACAGAGATACGGTCTTCACAGTGACACCGAGTGCAGGCGTTGTTGGAACGTGGAATCCGAACACATGGACATATCAAGTCACAGACATGACAGTAAACGACGGATATGTTGATTTTGATTGCTCGTATGGAATAGGAGACAGGTTCCTGATTTCCAGAACAGGAAAGCAATACCTGACGCGGTCCGGCAAGGCATTGGTGCTTCCGTCAGGCGGTTCACATATCAAAAAGAGATTCTCAATCAGCAAGGCGCCGGATGGCCGTGTCGGTATCTCTTATGACCTGCAGGTATCTACTGTTGTGATGACAAGGGATGCGGGCGCTCCAACAATCGTTTTTTCTCCGGCATCGGTCACGATGACCGCACTGGAAAACGACAATGGAACGGTCGGATCATATACGGGCAAGTTTGTTGTGGAAGAAACAACGAACGGCACCACATGGACGCTGAGATATAAGTCAGCCACTCCTGAAGTCACACACACATACACGCCGACGGCATCGGCTTCCATCAAGGCAATCAGGATCACGCTGAAGGATCCGACAGAAACATTCGTATATGACTATCAGACGATTGCGATTATTGCAGATGCGGATGTGCTGAATGCAAACCTGGAAGATCTGGCCGATGAAGTTGTAGAAGCCCAGGATGCAATAGCTGAGCATTCCAGTCATATCAGCACACTGGAAGCTACAACGAATGGCCTGTCTGTGACCGTAGGAGACATGAACACGAAACTGACAGGTGTGATCGGCGGCAATCTGCTCTATCAAGTCAGATGGAACAACGACGGGACGCGAACAACGCTGACGGCGAAAGTGTACAAGATTGATCCGGAAACGAAAGTCCAGACGGACGTCACGGATGATTATCCGTCAAAGTTCTTCACCTGGTCGAGACGATCAGAAGATGACACACAGGATATCAATCTTGGAAGTGGAAAGACGAAGGTCATAAACAATGCGGATGTTGGGTATAACGGACTTGTTGACGGATGGTTCTATCCGTACAGAGAAGTCTTCCTGACAACACGAAGCGGTAAGACACTCACAACAAGATCCGGAAAAGCGTTTGTTTGTTACGGATTCTAATTATGAAAGGAGAGATACACCATGGCATCAGGTGAACAGAACATAACAGCGTTACCAGTCAAAACAAATACTGGAGTAGCAAACTCAGATTATTTCATGGGAATCGACTCGGCAGAAGGGTATCAGATTCTTATCAGAGATGTCGCAAAATACATCATGGAGAACTACAACGGCTCGACTCTGGCAGGACAGGCCCAGACACCGAAAGCAGCTATTGATGCATTAAATAGCAATTTAAACAACAAGGGCGCATGGTACGAATTGCTTGGGCCAAAAACCGAAAATGGAAACTATACCCTTAATGCTTCATATGCAGAATATAAATCTGTAGTTGTAATGTTATTCGGCTCGGGTAATTCGATTGCATCATGTATTTATCCAACGACAATGCTGATTACAGCTGGATATCATCCGGTTGTAGAGGTGAATTCAAATAAAGTAGAGATTGAATTTACATCTGCGACAAGCGTAACAGTATCTGGTTTAAGCGGTTCCGTTAGAATCTACGGAATCCGGTAACTGGCAATGTTATTACTAATAATTTGTCATTATGCACTAAAATACAATTTAATGCGTAACGTGTCATGCGGTGAAGTGTAAAACAATGTCATATATGATTTGACAATGTCAGACAATTATGCTATACTGAAACCACCAAGAAAGGGAGGTAAGGTATGGCGAACACAGAAAGAATCTGCATTAGAATAAATGCAGACACAAAAAAGAAGCTGGAGATCATAGCAGAGCAGGAAGACCGGTCCTTATCAAATCTGATTAACCGGATTCTGGCTGAATACCTACGTAGATTTGAACAAATGCAAGACAAATAAAAAGAGCCGGACAGCTCCGACCAAAGAACCATGTCCGACTCACCACTAAGGGTTATGTTCATGGTAGCATAATCCTTCCTATTTTTCAAGACAGGGAGGATGTTTTTATGTCAAAACGAAATGAATTGATCACGTCCGTTCTGGCTGCAATCATGCAAAAGGTGTCTCTGACAAATGATGAAGTAGATGACATCCGCATCATTCTGACAAAAATCGTGTCAGACTATGAAGTGGAAGTAAGAAACACAGAACTGATTCCGGCGAGCAGCTTCGTTCCAGATTATTACGGATTATTCATAGCCTGGAAGAAGATTGCCGGGAGAACTGTTGAAACGCTGAAACTTTACAACTACTATCTTATGGATTTCTTTCTGAATAAGCCTGCTCCGCTTGAAGAAATGGATTCATCTTTGATGATCCGGTATTTATATGATTATCAAAAACGCAAGGGTGTAGGCAATAGAACGTTGGACTCAGTCAGAATAGTGATCAACACTTTTCTTCAGTGGGCGGCGAACGAAGGATACATCGAGAAAAACTTCTGTGGGAACATAGATCCAATTAAGTACACTGCAAAACCAAGAAAGCCATTATCGGATGAAGAAGTCGAAATCTTCCGGGAGGCTTGCGAAACATATCGTGAACGTGCAATCGTGGACACTTTCCTGTCGACTGGTGTTCGAATTGCAGAACTTGCGAGGCTTAACTGGTCAGATATCGATATGGATAAACGTGAAATTGTTGTGTTCGGCAAAGGCGGAAAATATAGGACCGTCTGCTTTGACAGCAGAACAAAAGTATCTTTGATGAGATATCGAGCTGTATGCCCGATTCCGTCAACCTACGTTTTTCAATCGGAAAAGTATCCATATGGACAACTCGCAAAAGAAGCGATAAGTGGAATCATACAACGCATTGACAGACGCGCAAAAATGGATGCTCATGTATCCGCACATGTACTCAGGCATACATTTGCCACACATGCCCTTGCAAGAGGAATGTCGATTGATAAGCTTAAAACACTTCTTGGACATGAAAATTACGACACGACTCTTATCTATGCGGACATCGACATGTCACAGGTCCAGTACGAATACAGGCAGTGTTTCGGCTCATAAAGGTGGTGTCTGTATGGTTACATCTGCTCCGATTATTGGTTATGTGATACAAATTGATGAAAACGCGTATATCGGGAAGTGCGGACGAATATTTTTCAAAAAAGTACAGGATCCAGAAACGATATTCGCCACAAAGGTATCTGCACAATGTTATGCCCAGAGACACAAGGACAGGGTTCCATCACCCGCACATATAATCCCAATATACAAGAAGAAAGAATGCGATGTTGAACTGTTGCGGCATGAAGAAGAGATAAAGCCGCAAGAGGAATTCCTGCTTGTTGAAAGAAAACGGCCTGTCAGATACCGCAAGGACGGTTTCAGAAACTATCAAAAAGAAGGTCGCAAAGACCGTCGCAAAGACCGTATGAAGATCCCAAAATTAAGACCGTGAAAATCATGAGAGGCAGCTTCGGCTGTCTCTTTTCATATAGATATTACGATGAAAGAAGGTGAATCCAAAGATGCCATACAAGTATCACGAAACTGTCAACATCTACAACAAGGACGCCATCGCCACTGCCATCAAGACACAGGAGACAAATCTCACAGTCGTTCAGGGCAAAGTAAGCTCACTCATTACAGATTCAGAGTTAACTGAGCTGCGAAACGGCGGAAGCACGATGTACAGCCGGATGACATCTGTTGAACAGACGGCGGATGGTATCTCTACGAATGTAACGAGACTGATAAATGAACTTCATGACAACTATTCAACGACCACTGCGATGAATTCCGCGATCACTCAGAAAGCGAACGAGATCACCGCAAGCGTCAATCAAACATTTACAAACTACTCTACAACAGAGCAAATGAATAGCGCCATCACTCAGAAGGCTAACCAAATCACGGCAAGTGTAAACCAGACTCTGACAAACTACTCAACCACTCAACAGATGAACAGCGCGATTACGCAAAGCGCAAACAGTATAACTCAAACGGTAGCAAACACATATTACACAAAGTCAGCCGGCGGGGATATTGAAAGAAGAATGACGTCAGCTGAATCGAAGATCACTGACAGCGCCATCATATCGACTGTGATGGATTCGTCTGAATTTGGCGCGACAACCGTGTCAAAAATCAATCAGACGGCGAGCGAGATTCGGATCCAGGCCAACAAGATCGCGCTGGAAGGTGCTGTAACTGCATCCATGCTTGCCGCGAATTCCGTCACGTCAACTGCAATAAAAGCAGGAGAGATAAAATCAACGCATATCGGAGCTGGCGAGATTAAGGCCATTCATGTGGCGGCAGGATCGCTTACAGCCACTCAAATCAACGTGCAGGAGCTTTTTTCCCACGATATAACGGCAACAGGAACGATCACTGGTGTGACTCTTGTGGGCACAACAGCTGATATAGATGCCGGAAGCATTGGCAGTTGGCTTGTGGATCCGACTGACGGGTTTTTAAAGAACGCAGCAGAAAATCCATCAATATTCTTGAGCCCGACAGGTAAAGGTGCTGTTTCAGATCTGTTCGAGACCGATGCTCTCGCAAAGTTTAATGATGTGATCATAGATAGCTATGGCAATCTGTTTTCCGATAACGTATGCTGCGATTCGCTTCGTATGAGAGTGTATTATGGACTTCCGCACTCAGGAGACGATCCATATGTATTTGATGCTGTCAATGTTGCAGCTGTATGGGCCACTAATCATCGTGGAGGTGGTGCAGAATGGTATTACACTTTCGGTGTGGGCGACTCATTCTTTGATAATTACTTTTTGTTCGATAGAGGTAATTGCACATATCATGCTGGCAGCTCCTCGTTCCATCCAGGAGATTACGATGTGGGTGCATGCTTTGATGCTGTTCAATCTCAGACCACGAGAAAAACACTCGCAAAGAATACGAATTTCCAACTCTTGAATGGTCGGATGTATCTTGTGGCCTTCTATCATGCTGGGGCTCCGTCGACAGCTGGCGGATTATATCTTTTAGCCGGTGGCAGTCCTACTGTGATTGCAATCAAAAGCGGCACAGGAATCAATATAACCATGGGAAACAATAATATGACCTTTAACTGGTCATTGACTTCATCCCTTGCGTATGATCCATTCTGCACCGTCTACTATTAAGGAGGATAATCATGAACCGTTCCAGAGCAGAGCCTTAACCGGCTCTTTTTTCATGCAAAAATATCATATGGAGGAAAAAACAATGGATACACAAACGATAATAATCGCGGTCATCAGCTCCGGCGTGGTCGGCTCCTTGTTGATCTTCGCTCAGTTCCTCATTCAGCGCCATGACTCCAGACAGGACAAAAACAGAGAGGTGTTGACTGCAATCAAGAACCTTGACACGAAGATCACCGAGCTTGACGGAAAAATCGACCAGGTGGACGCAAAGGTAGATCAACGATCTGCCGTGGCTTCCAGAGTGCGGATACTTCGCTTTGCTGACGAAATGTATGAAGGAAGGAAACACAGCAAGGACGCATGGGATCAGGTGCTTCTGGATTGCTCAGAGTACGAAAAATTCAGCAAGTACTGCGAGAGGAACGGGATTGAGTTCTCGAACAACATCACGGAAGAGACCATTAAGTATCTGAAAGACGAATACCAGGAACGACTCAAGAAGCATGATTTTCTGATCGGAGGTGAGCAAAATGAAACTACCCAACCCGCTGTATGATGCGATGAAGTGGATCGCCCTGGTCCTGCTGCCTGCGTGCGCTACGTTGTACGGATCACTGGCACCGACATGGGGATGGCCATTCGTTGACGAAATCGTCTACACGATTACTGCAGTCGATTGCTTCCTTGGCTGTCTGCTCGGAATCAGCAACCTGCAGTACAAGATTGACGAGAAAGGAGGAAACGACGATGTGTGACATCATGGAAGTGGCCGAAGAGACCACGCAGGAAACTCTGGAAGAACTGACAAACGGCAAAGGAGATGATGAAGATGAGTAACAGCCCACTGGTATCTTATACCAAGTACAGCCCGAACAATTCCGGCAAGCGAGCCAACAGAATAGACCGGATCAGCCCTCACTGTGTGGTCGGCCAGTGTACCATTGAGAGCCTTGGCGGATGGTTCTCCCAGCTGTCGGCTAAGTGTTCCAGCAATTACGGCATCGGCAAGGATGGCCGGATCGGGCTCTTTGTAGACGAAGCAAACCGCTCCTGGTGTACTTCATCCAGTGCCAACGATAACAGGGCCGTCACGATCGAATGCGCTTCTGATACGACGCATCCCTATGCTATGCATGAGTGCGTATTTGAGTCCCTCGTGAAGCTCTGCGCTGACATCTGCAAGCGTAACGGCAAGACGATCCTGATCTGGTGGCCGGACAAGAACAAGTCACTGAATTATGCACCGAAGGCCAACGAAATGATCATCACCGTCCACAGGTGGTTTGCAAACAAAGCCTGCCCTGGTGACTGGCTGTATAACCGTCTGCCGGAGCTTGTCCAGAAGGTCAACATCCTGCTCGCAGGATCTAACCCCGCACCGGTCAATCCGGCACCGAAGCCTGCAGATGGCAGCTCTGATGTTCCATTCATGGTCCGTGTTAAGATCACCGACCTCAATATCCGCTCCGGCCCTGGGACATCGTACAGAGTGGTCGGAACTTGTCCGCCTGGTGCTTACACTATCGTCCAGACCCAGAAGGTCGGCACGGTCGATTGGGGCAAGCTGAAGAGTGGAGCAGGATGGATATGCCTGTCGTATGCTGAAAGAATCTGACACGAAAAAAGGGGCGTCCGTTATGGGCGTCCCTCTATTCTCATTTCTACGGCCTTTTTGATATATTCCGTCAGACTTTCGCCTTCCAGATCTGCTGCGGCCTTCCATGTGTCTTTGATTCCATTCGGAAGTGTAATATATACTCTTTCGCAATGTTCTTTTACATATTTCTGTGTGGCTCTGTTCCTGGCCTGTGTATATGCCATCTTGACATCCTCCGATCTTCCTGCTATATTTTTTTTAAGTCCCGGGACGGTCAGCAGGAATGTTGTGGTATCCGTCCCGGGGTTAGCGCTTGTTTAGTTGTTTTTAATTATTGTGAGGTTCTTGAGATTTTCAAGGGCCTCTTCTTTTGTTTCTGATTTTTCGAGAATCAGTATAACCATCTCGATAAGTGTTTTGAATTCAGGTGTTGTCATTCCTTCATTCTCCATTTCTGGGCTCCTTTCCTGCTGTTCCCTTGTTACAAGTATATAATATCATATATATGTATAAACGTCAATATACAACATACACAAACATTAACGCTAATACACAGCAGAATTTTGGTTATTATGTGTATTGACGCAAATATATATAAGTGATATACTTATATCATCAAGAGAGAGATAAACAACTTAATACACCGCCTAGTTGCTGGGGCGTAGAGTTCAGCAACAGCGACCTGATCCGGCTGAACAGATCAGGGGCACCGCCAACGAGAACAAAACAATTCGATTCAAATCTTACTCATAGGAGGACAAAGACATGAAACAGTACAAAGGACTTTACATCGACGGAACAATCTTCACCAGCAAGGAAGACATCGACAACTTCCTGAAGGAGCAGGCCATCAGATCATACAAGATCGCTGTTCAAGCCTTCTGTGATCACTGCGACATAGAGCATAGCCTTTATGCTGATGAGCAGGCAGAACGCTTAAATAAACAGTATGGCATGGACTGGGATGAGATCGAAGCCATCGAGATCGAGGCCATGCAAGCAGCTTAATCAATTACACGCCCGCCCCGGAGGTTACGAAGGCAAAAGAAGGGAGCCGGACAATGATCCGACTCCTTTTCTGATGGGGCAAACGTGGGGCAAATGGTTTTACTATCGAAAACCAGTATAATCCAAATTTGCGCGTAAACACGGTTATTCTTACTCTAAAAACTTGCATACACTTTAAAAATATGGCCGCCAGGTCCATAA